CTTGTTGATTCGACCGTAGCGACCCGTGATTGTTCCTGTCGACCCGAGGTTGGGGTTAGTCGTGGAAGCCGTCACCGCTGGTGTCCATGTTTCCCATGCGGCTCCGATGCTGTTCATCGTGGCGGCGGTCAACACCTGCCCAGCCGATAATCCTGCCGTGTATTGCGTAGCCATTAGCCCAGTCTCCCATAGTCCAGTTCATCTTCATCGAGGATGAAGCCGTGATTGTCATACCAGTTGCCGAATTCCAGCGTAACGATTGTGTCAGATGGTGTCACGTTGATGTTCCGACCTTTGAGCATGCACAGAGCGGTTTGCGACGCGGCCCCCGAACCTGTCCATGTGATCTTGGCTTTTTGCCAGTGTGCCGTGCTGATACCAAGCAAAGCCCGCCATTTGGACTCAGCCGCGTCAGCCGCCTTTGTTTTCACCATTGACGCGGTGAGGCGTAGCGACACTGGGTTGAACCTGCTTACCCCGTAACGGTTAACCAGTTTGGTCGCCATGTTGGTGGTTGCTGTCGAGTCCACCAGCAACGTGTCAGTGTATTGAACGGCCCGATTGCCGTATGCAGTGACGTTGCTATTTGTCGCTGTTACGGCTGTTGAGCCGGTGTAATTAGCGTCAATTATGGCTTGCGTGATGAGGGTGTCATTGTTGAATTGTTGCGTGAACGCATTGTCGTCAAACGGAAGTTTTGAACCGGACAGACTGGCTGGCGGATCAAATTCAAAATCGTTACGAGTGTTTTCCCCTCGAGTGTTTGTGTCGGGGCAAAAGGCGTAGTTGTATTGCGGCGATGTCGCAAGTGTGCTGATTGTTGTAGCCCACACGACATCGTTACCGGACGGGACAACTGATGATTGCCACACGTCGGCAAGGCTGTTCCATGACAACGCAACGTCGGATTTGATGTTGAAGGTGCTGTTACCGCCAACTTGAGTGCCAATTGTGGTGAATGAGGATCCACCTAACAGGGGAAGGTAAAGGGTTACGCCAGCATAGGTTGCGTTAGAGATTGCAGTTTGCAACGCGGTCGAATAGTCAACGGATGCGACCGACACCAGCGACGGGCCGGGCGATTTGCCGCCGACGGTCAGCATGTCTAATGCAGTAATAGTTACCGTGGAGAACACGCCGTCGTCCTGTAAATCAAAGTCAACAACGATGCCGTCAAACACGTCGGTCGATGTGGCGGCTCCGCCAGTGTCGGTTGAGGCGTTGACATAAACACCTTGGGCGAACCAGTCGGTGCTCGAGTAGGTGCCGCCGCCGCCGGGTGTCAAAGCCCCGTCCTTGTTCAGCAGGGTGATGACGCATACGCCACGGCCGATGACGTTTACGTCGACGGACTGTCGGATGTTCATAGACATGACACGGGACGTGAAGTTGATTGGACTGCCGACGGTGCCAATCTCAACTTTCCATGTCGTGTTGATTGCCATGGTCTATCGCCTGATGCTGGTGGTCGTGGTCAAGGGGACAGCACCATTGTTGCGAGTCCACTGTTGGATTGCCGCCACCACCTGATTCGGGTCGGCGGACGTAACAGTCACGTTCACCGTGGCACCCATCGCACCGTTCGGGGTGACGTACCCGCCACGGGCACCCATGGTCAGCAGTTCGGGGCCACGCTCACCGACAAGGTAGGTGCCATTAGCCGTGACCGGCCCACCGTTCGCTCGAGGGCCACGGAACCGCATCGCATCCGTCAGGCTGGTGCCCGGGTTACGAGACATGATCTCAAGCAGGCGGATCGCGGATTCAATTTCGCCAGTATCAACCAGCACTTTGATTCGGTTCTGTTCTTGGCTGGTCAGTCCGATCGCCTCAATGAGGCGGGCGACCGCTTCATAAGCCTGCTGCACCGAATCTTTCCAAGCGTTCACCTTAGACGGGTCGGTAAACGCCTCGACGGCCGCGTCATGCATTTCGGTGACCGCTTCTCGTGCCCGCCGAACTTGTTCGTCTTTGTCAAGTTGACCCAACAAGGCTTGCCACGCATAATTCAGTTCGTTGGTGGCATCACGGGTATTATCAAGGCTCATAAACAGATGGCGGGATGCGGTTGCTGCCGCCACCATCGACTCGTAACCCTCTTTCCACGATTGGTTCAGTTTTCCCTGTTTCAGCACATAATCGGTGTCAACGATCTTGTCCAAGACGGGCGGCAAAAAGGTCAGGGCATCGCCCAGTTTTTTAGCTGCGTCGACTGCCCATAGCAAACCGTCAGCCAGTGCGGTGACCATTGGGATCAGGTTTTCACCCAAAGATGTTGCCAAGTCGCCAACGCTGTCTTGCATGTCGTCCATTGACTTGCGGAATTTGCGGGCACGTTCCAATTCCGCCGGGTCAATTACCTTTGCGTCGCTGACCTCAGCCAAACTTGTCCGCAGTTGGTCGGAACCTTGAGCGATCAGTTCGGACATTGACTGCCAGCCCCTGCCCAATAATTCAGACGCAACCCGGGCTTTTTCGGCCGGGTTTTTCATGCCGTTCAATCGGTCAATGACGTTCAGAAAGGTTTCGTTTACGTCAACTGCACCGCCGCTGGTGTATGCCAGTTGAACACCAAGTTTTCTAAATTTGTCGGGCGAGGTGCCCAACTCTTTGTTCATTTTGCCGATGGACGTTTCAACGGTGGCGGCCTCAATACCAATGTCCCCGGCTACCTCTATCCAGCGGGACGCTTCGTCAACGGCCAGCCCGGTAGCGTCGGAAAATTTGCCTGCTTCAATAGCCAAGTTTTGGAAAGCCATCGCCCCTTTGACACCAAACGTGACGAGGGAGGCGGCGGCGGATGCGGCAAACACCAAGGCGTTTTTGGCGACGGCATCGAAGGTGGCTTTACCGGCCGCCTTGAATTTGCCCATGGTGCCTTCGGCTTCGGACACCTGCTTGCGAATGTCGAAAAACGCTCGTTCGGCTTTTTTGATTCCGTCGTTGACAAACTCGGTGACAATGGGGATTGAAACAGCCATTAGAACACCTTCACAATCTTGGCGACGGTCGTCTTGCCGTACTTGTATGCAAGGGCGTACGACGACTCGTTCATGATCTTTTCCACCAGTTTCCGCAACTGTTCCTGAACGTCGCTTGCGGACTGTTCATAGGCTTTCCACATGGTGCGGGACGGGTTGCCGTACCGGGACGACAGCACGTTGATCATTTGGGCACCCTGCGGTGTCGAGGATTTGCCTGCCATGTCAAACAGGGTGGCGGCACGACTGTTCCATTTCATGCCAAACACAGCCGATTTCTTTTTTGACCCGGACGTAAACGCTTTGACAGAACGGGCCTCTGCGGCACCCAGCCATGGGAGCAGTGCGTTACCAGTGCCGGTGCTGTATTTGTACGACCGATTCCATCCGGACATGGGGGCATCGCCGGGCAACAGGCGTTTGGCTTCCTGCACCATCGGCTTGGCGATTTCCGCGAAATCTGTAGTGATTTGGCGGCGGGTTTTTTTGTTCATGGCGTTCAGGATCGCCAAGGCTTCCTTGACACCCTTCACTTCCATGGTCGGCCCTGTCATCGCTTCTGCTCCTTGATGATGGCGGCAACGGTCGCCACGTCCTCGAAGTCAAATGGTACATCAGGCGGCCACCAGCCGGTGCTGATTAGCAGTTCGGCTAATGAGCGTCGGTAGGTGCCGGGGAGAAAGGGCCGACCACTTCTTCGGACACGACCTCAAGTTCCACCAGTCGGTTGATGAACGAGTCAAATTCGACGGGCACGACCACCTTGTCACGTTTGCAACATTCCCACGCCATGAAGGCAAGGTCTTCCATGCCGATTCCTGACGCAAGGTCACCGGCTTTCTTACGGTATTTGCGTTCCCATGCGATCACGGTTTGCAGGTTGGTGGTGATGACGAACGGGCCGTCACCGATGTCGACCTTCAGGTGAAGTTTCATGTCGGGCCTTTCGGGTTTGGTTTAGGTCAGGATTCCGACCATGCCCAGGTGCCACCGTTGAAGGTGACGGACACGGTGGCAAGTTCTCCGAGCGTGTAGGCGACGGGAAGTTCAGCCAAGAACCCGCCAGTGAGGGTGCCCAGCGGGTTCGTGGCCGACGTGGCAGCGGACGATCCCTTGATGGTGATGTTGGTGGACGTGCCGACCAGCGACTTGAGGCTGGCGTATGTCTCGCTTGAGGCGGTCGACCAGTACAGCTCGACGGTGATGCTGTTGGTTTCAAGGCCGGCCGTGTATTTGCGGGCGGTGTCACCGAACGCGGTGTTCTCCAACTGGTCGAACGCTTGGCTGATGGTGGCCGACGTGCACTGGTCGGACAGGTCGACTGCGTTGATCGTGATGACAGGGTTGGACAGGTAGGTC